GGGGTAGTTACGGGAAAATGCGAGAAAAAGGTGAAAAAATGGTCTTCTCACCACACCTTCCCCGCCACAATCGCTTTTTTCTCCTAATTATATCTCGAATATCCGCAAGCATCCTACTTTGCGAAGCATCCAACCTCACTCCCCAAAAAAATTTCTTAATTCCCCAAAATTTTTTCAAAATAAGTGTTTACAAATTCTAAAATTGTGGTATAATATATTTAGGGTAAATAGAAACCCACTAAAAATTAAATAGTCCTCAATATGACAGTAAAAGGTTGCGCCTACCTATGGGGTAGAGCGATAGCTCAATAGACATAGAATCTCCTCGTTCAAACCGATTATTTATAGTCGGGGCGATTGGAGAGGGCCAAGCCATAAATATGTCGATTGTGCCTAAGTAAAACCTAATAATCGTGCCGTTCCTGGTCGGCAGCTATTAATTACATAAAAAGGAAATCAAAGCATCCTGTAATTAGTTTAGCAAAAAGATACCTCCCAATAGGGTTGAGTTGAATAACCTTGTCCAAGAGAGTAGAACACTTATGTCTATTTTAAGTGTTTACTGTTGCGGCGCATGGGACCAGCCATATCTCATGCTTGCACCGACAATAACTACTCTTCCACTATTTTATCCTTATAGTTTTCCCCATACCAAGCAACGCTCTATACGCTAAAACGTGAGTGACCTTGTGCGGGAAAACGTACTAGACGAATAGATGATAGGTAAGGAAGTTTTTGGAATTAGATTAGGCTAATAATCCCTGGGTGTCCTCGCCCAGAGTGGAAATGAGGGGTTGGAACACGTAAAGATACAGCCAATTTAATCGCGTAATGGCGATTAGCGCAAGCGAATATTTTGCATACCAACAAAGGTGAGCGTAGCGAACCATTTCCCGCAAGAGAGAATTAAATAACCGAATGAATGAATGAAAAATACCATATTATACTTATCAACTTTCATGCTCTTGGATTACGAACGAGTGAAGCGAAGCGGAACGAAGTGAGTTAAGCGAAACACAGAGCGTAGCGAAGTGTGGAGCATCGTGCCTAAATATTGACGTGCTGCCGATTTGCGGGCTATGGACGAACAAAGTAAGTCATAGTGACCGTAGATTATTGGTTCTACAAGGGGTCGTTGAGTAGTAAATGTATCACAACTATAAAAGCTAGAATGATTTATTTAATTGAATCATTCTAATTTTTTTAGTTACCCGCATAGGGTATACTATATAAAAATTAAGAGTTAACTAAAAATAATTAAGTATTTTATCAAAAATAGTTGACAAAATCCTATTATTACGCTACACTAAAAATGTAAGTTAAATAGACTAGCGAAGCAAATCAAGAAGGTGTTTAATATTTGTTAGATTTTAATGTTAAGGATAGTGCGGGCAGGGTCAAAGAAGCTATTAAAGAACTCCAGCAAGCGCCTTACACTACCTCGAATTATCTTGAAAATATGTCAGACTACATCCTCAAAACAAAAGAAAGTGGTCAAACAAAATATGAACGTACCCAAGAGTACCAAATCATTACTCATAATAGAGAAATGACTATTTCTAAACGTCAACAATCTCTCGATGAAATTACTTCTAATCCAGAAATAGGTGAAGATAAACTCTACGTGCGAATAAACAATGACAAAAATCAATTACTAGACCCAAAAGAAGAGATTTCCGCAGATGACATAGATAATATGCCAATTCTAGGAGAATACTTTGCTCTCTTGGAAAAACTCAATAAATCTTTAGCTAAAGCAGATGGACCGAATAAATATGCTATCAAGAAACAAATTATTGAAACATGGCAACAAATCTATCTTATTAAATCTAGTCGTAAACCATCTTATCTGCGGGAAAAGGTAGCGTCACCTGTTAAAATCTTATCCCATGTAGCATTAGATGAACATATTACTTTGAATGATAGTACCCTTATGCCGCAATCAGATGCTATAATCTCTCTGTTCAACAAAGACCATATCAGATTCTTATTAAAGTATTATCAACAACTAAAACAAGAATGTTACGAAGATTTGAATAGTGATATGCGATGGTTGCTTATTGACTTTGAGAATATTTGTGACAAGGCTATTGGAACAAGTGGATTACTATTTGACTTAGTAGTTTATAAAGTAGATGGACTATCCAATGAAGCATTAACAGAAAAACTAAATAGTACCTACAATACAGACCATAGTGAACAATACTATTCTACTCTATGGACTCAACGTATTCCTAAGCTTATTGTAGAAGAAGCTATGAAACATTACCTACTATGGTATTACTTACAGAAAGACCCTACTAAATCTAATAGGTACTATTGGCAGAAGTGCGGGAAATGCGGAGAATTCAAACCAGTACATCCTTTCTTCTACGGTCCAAATGGAAAGAATAAATACTACTCCATTTGCCGCACCTGTAGAGTAAAATAAATAGAAAGGAGGTATCTTTGGGCAAACCAAAAGGTTATCATAATAAAGAGAAAATAGTATGTCAAAAGTGCGGGCGTCCGCAATGGGACCAACAATACTATTTTATGAAAAAAGATGGTACACGCTATCCTATCTGTAAAGACTGTATTACCGCAAACATTGACAACCGTGACCCTAACACTTTCCTTTGGATTCTAAAAGAATTTGATGTACCATATGTAGAAACGTTATGGAATCAAATCTTTAACAAACAATACATGAAAGACCCAGCTAAATTCAATGGAAAATCAGTCCTCGGAATGTACCTACGAAGTATGCGGGTATCCCAATACAAAGATTACGGTTTCGAGGATACAGGCAAATTTAAGGACAATAGAGAAAAAGCAGCAGAAGAAATTAGTAAAAAAACTGGAATGACAGTTGAAGAATACGAAGAAGATTTGCAGAAAAAGCTGATGAATGGGGAAATTTCCCAAGCAGAATATAATACTCTCAGTCCTACTAAAAGCGTATTTATGCGTGATGATAGCGTAGTCACCCACCCAACAAAATTTACAGTAATTGAACCGCCAAAAGAGACTGCCACGAAAACCACCAGCATATCTATTACCAATGGCTCTCTTGGAAATGTACCATCAACACATCAATTACAACCTACTATGACCACTAACCCTGCTCTTGGACCTATTCCAGATGTGGTTGGTGTAAATGAATCAAAAATTCAATCAGAGTTAACCCCAGATGATATTCAATATCTTAGCCTTAAATGGGGTATTCATTATAAACCATCTGAATGGGTAGCATTAGAGGATTTATTCCAAAAGTATGCTGCGGAATATGACCTCTCGATTGACCGTGAACAAGTATTAAAGAACATTTGCCGCACATCACTCAAAATGGACCAAGCCTTAGATGTAGGAGACATTAAATCCTATCGAGATTTGGCTGCGGTCTTTGAGCAAATGCGTAAATCTGGCAAATTCACAGAAGCACAAGTTAAAGAAGAAGAAGTTAAGAGAGACATTGACTCTATTGGCGAATTAGTTGCGTTTGTAGAACAAGAAGGCGGAACAATCCCAGCTTACAAGAATCCAATCGACTATCCGCAAGATAAAGTGGATTTCTGTATTAAAGACATTAAAAACTATGTAGATAATCTAGTCAAAGAGGACCTCGGTCTAAGTGGACTTATTGAATCCTATCTGATGAAAGCTGATAATAATAAGGCTCAAAGTGTTGATGATATTATCTCCAACAGCTTCAAGACAAAAGAAGAGCTTGACATTGAAGATATGGATAGAAAGAAAACATTCGAGGAACTGTTTGAAGAAGAAGCTATGCGGGTATTCTCTATGCCTTATTATGAGAGGAGTCCGTATGCCTCTATGTGACATTCTAGCTAGAATCGATAAGAAATCCAAGAAAGAGCCAGAAGTCCAAGAGATTGACAAAGAAAAAGTAAAAGAAAATCTAGAATATTACCGCAACATCATTAGCTATTGGAGGGTTTACCCAGATAAATTTATTGATTATCTTTGTTCTCTCAATCCAGAAAATAAATTTAAATTTTATTTTATCCAGCGTATGACTCTCCGCATTATGTTGCGGTACAAGACTATCTATTTTGTTTTTTCTCGTGGTTTTTCTAAATCATTTATTGCGGTCATGGCTCTTATGATTAAAGCTATTCTCTATCCAGGAGCTTCTATTGCGGCTGCGGCCGATGGTAAGGCACAATCCGCAGCTATCGTTGGTTCTAAGATGGAAGAAATCTGCAAACTCATTCCTGCTCTTGGCAACGAAATTATTTGGGATACGCGAGGGCAAATTGCAACTACTTCTCAAACACGAGATTCAGTGCGGTATGCCTTCAAAAACAGTAGTTCCTTGTGTAATGCGGCGATGGCAGAAACAACCCGTGGTCAACGTTTCCAATCTCTCTTGGTAGAAGAATCTGCGAAAGTAGACCAAGAAAAACTAACAGAAATTATTATGCCTACTCTTGTTGTTTCTAGGAAAATTGCGGGCGGTCTACCAGACCCAAACGAGGTACTAAATCAAAGTTCTATGTTTGTTACTTCCGCAGGATATAAAAATACATTTGCCTATGATAAACTTATCGACACCCTTTGCCGCATGGTTAGCGACAGAGATAATAATGATGGATTTATTTTAGGCGGCGATTGGAAGATTCCAGTCGTAGAAGGTCTACAGCCAGCAGACTTCATTAAATCACAAGAAATGGATAATTCTATGGATGAAGCAGGCTTTAGACGAGAGTATAAACTTGTTATGTACTCTATAAATATGGTTAATTGCTGGAAACTCCTAAAGCTTTTTTAACTACAACATAACTCGAAAGAGTAAGTGTGAATGTTTAAAAATAAAAAAAGATAAATGGACAATCAGCAGCCAAGTTCCTATAAAATGGAAAAGGTTCAACGACTAGTCGTAAGACGTAAAATACAAACTATCGGTATTTGAAATGCCATACTAGAAGATATAGTCTAATCTTTATGGAAACATAAAGCAGCTTTTATAAGCGGTTGCGGTCTAGTGAGCCGCAATGAATATAAATGAACAGCCTGTGGGAAGGACAAGTAGAAGGAGCTTTCTTCAATCCTACTGCTTTTGATACAGCTCGTGTAATTGAATATCCAGATAATGAATATGACAAGCGTTCTGGCGACCATGCTCAATACATTCTTGGAGTTGACGTGGGCCGCAAGAATGACTTAACAGAAGTAGTGGTCATTAAAGAAACGCCTACCAGCAAGAATAGCCGTGAAACAATTAAGAAAGTTGTTAATATTTTCACTATTCCATCTGGACACTTTGAAATGCAAGCAATCCAAATCAAAGAAATCTTTAAGAAATTCCATTGTAGTATGTGTGTACTCGATGCGAATGGTCTTGGTATTGGTTTGGTAGATTTCATGGTGCGTGACCAAGTGAATCCTAAAACTGGTGAAACGCTCTACAACTTTGGAATCGTCAATGATGATGATAAAATCTATAAGTCTTTTGAGACAGATGACACAATCAAAAATGCTCTCTATCTCATGAAAGCAAACAACGTCATTAATTCAGCTCTATTTGCTTATTGTCAAATCCTTATGAAGAATGGTAGATTACATTTCTTGCTTGATGATGGCATTGCCCGCAACAAACTTATGGGCACTGCCAATGGCAAGAGTATGTCCGCATCAGAACGAGAAGATTATTTGCGGCCATACGTAGAGACATCTATTCTAAAAAGCCAGATGATGAATCTTATTTCCTGCAACGATGGTGCATTAATCAAGTTAAAACAGGCTACCCGAAGGATTAAAAAGGATAAGGTGTCTGCTTTATTGTATGGACTCTTTTGGTGTCGCTATAAAGAAGAAAAAAGAGAGAAACGCTCTCGCCGCAATCTTACTGACCTCATTCTTTACACAAAACATAACTAAATTTTTTGAAATTAATAGGGCAAAATGGAAAAACTACTTTTGCCCTATTCTTATATATATTAGTTATGAGAGTTCAAAGGAGATTTTTATGCGGGATTCGCGCCTAGAGGTTAAAATTTACAACATTCTCTTGGATGCGGGACTACCTTTTGAAGAAGAATATGAGTTTCCTGGACTTATTGGTAAGAGCGGTAGAGCATTGCGTTTTGACTTTTGTGTTTTTGATGAAGAAGGAAACATTGATTTCTTGATTGAAGCACAAGGAAAACAGCACTATGTACCAGTTGCCCATTTTGGCGGACAACGTGCGCTCTATGCCCAGAAACAAAATGATATTAAGAAACGTCAATATTGCATAGACCATAACTTGATGCTTATTACAATTCCATATTATGATGAACCAAAGCTTAATTATGATTATATTATGCAAGCGGCAGGATATTAAAAGGAGGTAGGATTTGGCTTCTTATCGCAATAAAGCGGATAGAGATTTCCGCATCATTACTTCTGCGCAAAAACCACAATCTCTTTCTTTTAATAAGATTATGGTCGGTAATAAAAAATTAGCTAATGATGTTACTATTGACACGGACCATTTTGCTGTAGCCAATAGTTATGGCGGTCGAAGAGTGGTAAAAAAGGAAGATGTAGAGAAAGCTTTGCAGACTTCTAATATTACTAATCTTCGCTCTTACTCAAATCTATTTTTCAATTCTAATGGTATTTATAGCCGCCTTTGTCGCTATATGGCATATCTTTACAAGTATGATTGGTATGTCACTCCGCTTATTTATGCGGAAAATGACAACGACAAAGCCAAAGAGAAGATTAAGAAAAATTGGTATAAAGCAATTTCTTATCTCGACAATTCACAACTTAAAAAGAACTTCGGAGAAATTGCCTTAAAGGTTATTAGGGATGGTTGCTATTATGGCTATCGTCTTGACGGTCAGACTGCAACATTCCTACAAGATTTGCCAACTTCTTACTGTAGAAGTCGCTATGAATTAAATGGGCGATTCGCAGTAGAGTTTAATATTAAGTATTTTGATGATGCTTTTTCCGACATTGAGTATCGGACAAGAGTGTTAAAAATGTGGCCCAAGGAATTCCAGAAAGCCTACTTAGCTTTTAAGAATGGAAACCTAGTTACTGATTTTAGTGGAGATTCCGCAGGCTGGTTTTTGTTAGACACGACCAAAGCAGTTAAGTTTAATCTTAGCAATAATGACGCACCATTGTTCGCAACGGTTATTCCTAAGCTGATTGACTTGTCAGATGCCCAAGATTTAGATAAGAAAAAGATGCTTCAACAAATATTAAAGATTATTATCCAGACTATGCCAATAGACAAAAATGGAGATTTAATTTTTGATATTCAAGAAGCGCAACAGCTCCACGCAAATGCAGTTAATATGCTGTCAGATGCTATTGGGGTAGATGTTTTAACTACTTTCGCAGATGTTAAAGTTGCGGACATGGCGGACCACAGTGCAGTAAGCTCTGTGGACCAACTAGAAAAGATTGAAAGAACCGTATTTAATGAAGCAGGTACAGGTCAAAACTTGTTCAACGCAGAAGGAAATTTGGCTCTTGAAAAGTCTATTCTTAATGACGAAGCAACTCTTAATAATCTAATCCTTCAATTTGAGGATTTCGCGCAAAGGTTAATTTCTACCTTCAACAAAAGTCCAAATAGAGTTTTTTACAAGGTTCAGATTTTGCCAACTACCGTATACAACTATAAGGATTTGGCGGCAAAGTATAAGGAATTAGCTACTCTTGGATATTCCAAGGTACTTCCTCTTGTTGCTCTTGGACAATCTCAAAGTATGGTCATTATGTCATCTTACTTTGAAAACAATGTGTTAAAACTTAACGATGTTTTTGTTCCACTCCAATCTTCAAATACTTTGAGTGCGGACAATTCAAAAGAGGTCACTTCCGCTGGTGAAACTAATCCACAAGGCGGTCGCCCCAGCTTGGCTGACGATGAAAAAAGTGACAAGACGATTCAAAATGAAGAATCGGAGGGATAAATGCTAAGAAATACTTCTGTTGCTACTATTGCAGCACCAGAGTTTGTAAATCTGGCGGAAGATGCTCTCAATCCTGGAATTTCTAAAGCAGACGTAAAGGTTCTTTATCTTGGGGAAAACCGCAACGGTTCTTTTATTAACAAAGAAACCGCAATGAAGATGTCCGAGACTTTACGTGCTTGCCCAATTGTAGGTGCTTATCGTAAGGATATTGATGATTTTGGCGACCACGGTGAAATCATTCACATTGAAAACGGTGAAATCACTTTTGACTGTGCGACAGTTCCTTATGGTTTTGTCGCCCCAGATGCTAAAGTTTGGTTCAAAGAATTCACTGACTATGATGAATTCGGCAACACCGTTAATCGTGAGTACCTAATGACTACTGCTTACCTTTGGACTGGTCAATACCCAGAAATTGAACGTTGTGTCAAAGAGGGTATGGGTCAATCCATGGAATTAGATGGCGCATCCATTGATGGTCATTGGGCGAAAAATTCTGAGAGCGGAATTGAATTCTTTATTATCAATGATGCTAGTTTTACAAAGTTATGTGTTCTAGGCGATGGCGTAGAACCATGTTTTGAAGGTGCTTCTGTTGAAGCTCCTAATATTAGTGATAAATTCTCCAAAGAAGGATTTACTACTACTCTTTACAATATGATGAATGAGTTAAAGTTTGCTCTTGCGGAAAATGCCGAGAAAACTGATGATTCTGAATCTACTAAAGAAGAAGAAACTACTGATTTTGCGGAAAAACAAGAAGAAGTAGAAAAAACTGCTGATGAAGCGGTTGAATTTGCGGAAAATGCAGAAGAATCTACTGAATCTACTGAATC